CCTGTGTGGAAGCGTGAGAGAAGTATGCGTAAAGCAGATGGTGAGTTCAGTGCTTACATTGATGGTATCTCAGCGGATAACACAGCTAACGTATCGACTAACTTGTTCAATACTCAGTTAGCTTCATACAACACAGCAGTCTCACGACTAGCTCAGTATGTAGTAGCTGATGGTCAAGCTGAGTTAACTGAGATGTTACCTACAGGTGAGCAAGTCTTCAACGAAGAGACTATGGAGATGGATGATGTACTTGAGTCAGTAGTGACTAAGCAGTTCATTGAAGCGGTTGAAGCTACAGTTGAGCTAACCACCTACGATATGGATGGTGAAGTTACTGTTGAGACTATTACTAATCCATTAATCACCACTGATGTAGCGGAACGTGAGGCAGCTCAGGCTGTTGTTGATGCTACTCCTCAAGCGGTTAAGGATGCGTAGACTCTTAGGTCTAGTTCTGCTGCTGCCAATGGCACTAGCTATGGCTGAGCCTATCGTCACAGATAGTACAACTAACAGCACAGTGCACACCACAGGTAGTGTCACAACTACCTTAGTCTCTCCACCTCCTTCTGCTATCTCACCGTCACTAGGAGGCACTAACTCTGACTCATGTACGGTAGGTGTAGCAGGGGCAGTGCAGACACAGATCTTAGGTATATCGGCAGGTACAACCTCTCGTGACTTGAACTGTGAACGTCTGAAGAACGCTAAGACCTTGTATGACATGGGCATGAAAGTAGCTGCAGTGTCAGTGTTGTGTCAAGACCTACGTGTCTTTGATGCTATGATTATGGCAGGTACTCCTTGTCCTTATAATGGAATCATTGGTTCTGATGCTAAGATTGCATGGGAGAATGACGAAGGTAAGATACCTAAGGCAGAAGCTGAGTCTAAGTTTGATTCTAAGGAGCTACTTATGAGCATAGGCGGTGGTATATTAGGACTCCTACTACTGCTATGAAGCGTCTAGTACTATTGGCTCTATTAGCCTTACAGACGACACAGGCACACTCTGAGTACCTCTATGGTATCACAGGTAATATGGCAGGGACTGGGCACTCATGGGGTATGAACATTGGCCCTAATGGAGCACAGAGTTTAAGCATCAATGGGGTCTACTATCAGTATACTCCCATCAAGAACAAAGAAGATGCTATGGTTGTGCACGTACGTAATAAGAGAGTTGGATCTCAGGATTACATATTCTCTAGTACTGATGACTGGAGTGGACGTACAGGTGGTATTCCAATCACCAAAGGTTTTATTATAGATAACCTACCCATTGGACTATGGGGTGATGGTTCTATAGATATTGAAGGGATAGGTTCAGTTGTTGATGCTAATGTAATCTACAGTTACAAGTACAACAATGATTGTTTAACGCCTATGTCAGACCCCTCATGTGAAGGGTATATGGATGCGGTGTTAGCGATGATGTCTGATCACCAGATTGTAGCCTATGACCCAATGGACGATGATAATATCTCTGATGTGCTAGACGAGAAAGCAGAGATGGACGAGGACACTGAAGAGGAAGAAGACACAGACAAGGAGATGTTAGAGAAGATATTGAGTAGTGTAGATGAATCAGTCCTCACTGCTAACGTACTCTCTCAGAACTTGTTGATGTTCGCTATGACTAATGTCTTAACAATGAACACCTACTACGATAAGAAGTTAGAAGGTGGCTCCTACAGAGAAACTATTGTTCTCGATGGTGGTAACCTACCAGACAATGCTAAAGGCGCTAGGTCAGGCTTAGCTCAACAACTATTACATACCGAGATGGTAAGTATGCAGTATAACCAGAAGGATTAACGTATGATAAAGAATAAGTTACTAATAGCGAGTTTAGTACTTGCACCCTCTATCGCTGTACTTGCAGAAGAGACTCCAATCACAGGTAATGTACAGACTCGGTGCTTAATCGTAACCGACATCAATGGTGTGTACGGTAACCCAGTACCTAGTAAGCTAAGTACAGCTGCTGCAGATGGCGGTGTAGTTCCTGTTATTCGTTATGATGTATCACTAGCCGATTCCTACCTAGCTAAGATCTCAACACCCAGTACATTCAGTACTAGCCCTACTCTAACAGACTCTGTAGCGTGGACTGGTTCCACTACAGTGACTACTACAAGTGATGCAGGCATGTCTGGCTATGAGGCTGCTAAGGTTGTCTATGGCTCAACTACTGAGTTTGACTTAACCATTGCTGGTTCTACGTGGTTCTCTTCTGAGTCTACAGCAGTGTATGGTTACAATAAGTCTCTACCTGCAGGTAACTACACTGCTCTTATCTTAGCTGAGTGTATCGCTAAGTAACATGAGAGCAATCATTCTTCTAGTTCTTCTTGCATTTGGTAGTAGTGCTACAGCACATGAGATGACACCAACCTACCCTAAGTTTGAGGTGTCGTATATAGCTGGTGTTTCAGTCACTACGATGAGTCTCTTCAACAAGAGGAAGGATGTCTCTTATTATGAGATTGGTGTATTCACTGATGAATGGAAGCCAGTGGCATTCGTATCTCAGTATACAGTTATACCTATGTTATACCTAGACACTGTGTCATTCGATGTGTACGTAAGTACTGACTCTATTGAGTCCATTGAATACATCTGCTCTATATCACGATTAATGGCTGGGGCTACTGTATCCTCTAAGATATGTTCAAGGGTTAAGTGAGATGAGAAAGCTACTGCTTCTGTTGGTTATAGTGTGTACACCTGTATTAGGTAACACCTCACTATCCCTTCAGATGCCTAGTAGTAACAGTAACTATCAGTCAGACAAGTTTAAGACTGGTGATCTTGATTGCAGTAATGCTATAGGTGGTACGATCAACCTAGAGTTTGGACTAACAGGTATCATCAATAATGCGACTAGTCTGTGGTCTAGTTCAGGTGGCTTACCTAAGTCTAAAGATCTAGGCTTCTTCGCTAGAATAGTAATGCCATTGAATGCACCAGAAGAACGTATCAACTGTAACACCCTCTACCTCCTAGAGTTACATAAGAAGAGACTAGAGATAATGAAACTAGAGACTGAGCTGAATGCCCTCAGACGTCTACAGTTAGGAGAGTGAAGTGGCAGAGATAGAGTATGGTGGTGTTAAGTTAGGAGGCAGTAAGCTACTCTTAGTGATACCACTCATTGGTACCATCATTGGTGGTCTATGGGGTGGCTTTGAAGTGTACCAACGCTACTTAGATATGGAGTCCCGCATTAGTGGCTTTGTATCACCTGACTTATCGGACTACGACAAGCGTATAGCTGTCATGAATGCGAATTTTACTGTAATAGACAAAGCTCTAGTACTACTAAAGGATGAAATCTCCTCGATTAAAGAGACCTCAGAGGGTCAGTACATCACCATAAAGGATCTTAAGAACTCCATTAGGGATGATATTAATAGACAAGAGAAGATCATAGATAAGGTTGAGGATGACATTGCAGCTATTGAAGCTGATGTTAGGACAACCATAGACATTGCGGAAGGTCGCTTTGAGAGTAAGAGAGATCAACTACAGAAGGACTACGTACAGAAGTCTGATACTATACGTGAGGACGTGGAACGTAAGCTAACGGATCTGGAGACTAGACTAAACAAGAAGTTACAACGAGCATTAGATAACCCTTTGGCTAATTGAGATGATGGACATGGATAGTAATACAAGGTTTGATAGACTGGAAGCTAAGATAGACAAACTAGCGGACGCTATGGTTAAACTAGTACAGATAGACACAAAGATTGATGGTCTATTAGTACACAACAACACACAAGACGCACGGTTAAATAAGCATAGCGTAGAGATAGATGCTCACTCAGTTAAGTTAGCTGTGGTTGTCAAAGCCAGTGGAACCAATGAATGGTTCATTAGATTATTAATAGCTACCCTCGTTGCAGGTGTGGCTTACATTGTGAGAGGTTAGTAGTATGTTTGGATTACCAATGGAAGCTATCACTATGATGGGTAGTACCCTAGGTGGCGCTGGGATGAAGATGTGGTCACAGAGTCAAGCTGACAAGGCAGAACAACAGAAGCAACTCATGACTCGATTTGAAGCCTCTGAGGGCAGTGTAAATGCTGCAAGGGCACACCAGAACCCTAACGCCCAGTGGATCAGACGTTTCTTAGTTATCTCCTTTATGGGCATGGCTATGTTTATTCTCCTAGCACCTTTGCTGGGGTTTAGCACAGTAGTGCCTATAGACGTGACAACGGGATTCAGTATCTTATTCCTTGACTTTAAGAATACAGTAACTGAGTATGTATCATTGAGTGGTATGGTAACACCAGTATGGCTACCCCATGCTATTATGTCAGTAGTGGGTATGTACTTTGGTCAGTCCATTGTAGCAAGACGTTAAAACTTAGATAAACAAGGCAAATAAATGAAAACATATAAACAGATGGTCAACAATATACTTATACGGCTACGTGAGCGTGAAGTAGATTCTGTTGCTGAAAACAGCTACTCTAAGCTTGTTGGTCTATTCGTACATGACGCCATTGAGATGGTAGAGAGTGCATGGAACTGGTCTAACCTACGTGACACTATGACAGTGGACACACAGACTGGTGTCTTTAACTATGTCTTGGTAAACTCAGGTGATAAGTCCTCAGTGCTTGACGTGATTAACAACACTAGTAATACATTCATGTCATACCAAACACCACACTGGTTTAACAATACATTCCTAAACAACACACCAGACACAGGTGCACCTAGAAACTATGTCTTCAACGGACTAGATGCTAATGGTGATACAGCTATAGACATCTACCCTATCCCTGACGGTGTGTATCAGTTATTCTTCAACGTACTTAAACGATCACCTGATGTAATTAACGATGATGACCCAGTACAAGTACCTTTCTTACCAGTGCAGGCATTAGCCTACGCTATGGCTCTTGAGGAGCGTGGTGAAGATGGTGGTATGTCCGCAATCTCAGCTAAGGCACTTGCGTCTACCTTCTTGTCGGATGCTATAGCCATTGATGCAAGCAAGCATCCTGAGGAACTAATCTGGGAGGCTCCGTAGCTCATGGCTAAACAACTACTCGCAGCCTCCATTGCTGCTCCTGCATTCTACGGGTTGAACACTCAGGAGTCAGGGGTAACATTACAAGGAGGCTTTGCATTACACGCAGACAACTGTGTCATAGATAAGTTTGGTCGCCTAGGTGCACGTAAGGGCTGGGCTACACTAACCTCAGGCAGCACAGGTGTTAACCTAACAGGCTTATCCAACTTTAAGGACATCACTGGTTTAGATACTCAGTTGTCATGGAATGCTACTACATTCTTCTCAGGAACCACTACGCTCACCACTAGGACTCCTACGTTAGCGGCTGGTGACTCAATCACTACAGGTAACTGGCAAACAGCTACACTTAACGATCATCATTTCTTCTTCCAAAGAGACAATGAACCATTAATATATACTAATGAGTCTGGTGCTTTAGAGTTTGAAGCGTACTCAGAACATGACCATACAACCGCTGGTTGGCCTGAAGCTAACACAGTACTGGCTGCTTATGGTCGTCTATGGGCTGCTGATACTGTAGACAATAAGACTACTGTATGGTTCTCTACTGTTCTTGATGGTGCTAAGTTTTCTACAGGAACTTCAGGCGTACTCGACATCTCAAGTGTACTAACGCAGGGTATGGACGAGATCGTAGCACTTGGCGCACACAACGGTTACTTAATCATCTTCTGTAAGGATAACATTATCATCTATGGTGACAATGATAACTTCCAAGCAGGCATTACAGTATCTGACTTAGTGTTGGTTGAGGTCATCGAAGGTGTTGGTTGTATCGCTAGGGACTCCGTACAGAACACTGGTGAGGACATCCTGTTCTTAAGCAACACAGGTGTACGTTCATTGAATCGTACCGTACAAGAGAAATCTCAGCCTCTCAGGGACATCTCCAAGAATGTACGTGATGACATCATACAGGCTATAACTAATGAAGTAGACCTAGGTGTTATCAAGTCAGTTTACTCACCTACTAATGCTTTCTACTTGCTTACCTTCCCAGCCACTAACCAAACCTATTGTTTTGACACTAGGATGGCCTTGGAGGATGGTAGCTTCAGAGCTACAGTATGGCCTTCATTGACACCTAAAGGATTACTTTCGTTGGGCTCTAAGTTGTACTTTGCACAGCCAGATGGTATTGCTGAGTACATAGGTTATCAGGACAATGGTGTTAAATATGAGATGGCTTACTATAGCAACTACTTCGACTTAGAGATGCCTAACGTAAACAAAATCGTTAAGAAGATCTCAGCAACCACAGTAGGTGCCACAGGTCAAGCTTTCTCACTTAAGGTCGGTTATGAGTATAGTCCTGTCTACTTCACTCAATCATTCTTATTGGATGCAGGTACTTTATTTGAGTATGGCATAGCTGAGTATGGTATAGCAGAGTACACAGGATCAGTCCTTATCAACGAACATTCAGCACCTACACAGGGCGCGGGTAACATTATTCAAATAGGTTTCACAACTGATATTGATGGTGGAGCATTGAGCCTACAGAAACTATCAATTTATGCTAAACAAGGTAAGGTACTTTAACCATGTCCAATTATATCAAAGCAACAAACTTTGCAACCAAGGATGCCCTGCCTACAGGTTCGGCACTTAAGACACTTAGCGGTACTGAGCTGGATACGGAGTTTAACCGTATTGTCACAGCTGTTGCCACTAAAGCTGACACAAGCTCACCAGTGCTCACAGGAACTCCTACAGCGCCCACAGCAGCCGCTGGTACTGATACTCTACAGTTAGCCACTACGGCCTTCGTACAGGCTGCTACACCCACTGCTGCCACTATCAATGCTTTAGTGTACCCAGTTGGGGCTATCTTCACTACTGTTGTATCCTATACACCTTCTACCATAGCCACCTTAATGGGCTTAGGTACATGGGCAATCTTTGGTAGTGGTAAGACCTTAGTGGGTCTAGATGCAGCTGATACTGACTTTGATATAGTAGAGTCCAGTGTAGGAACAAGGACTGTAGGTGGTCGTAAGGACGCTGTGTTACCTACTCATCACCATAAGTTATTTGCTGATGAAATTCATACACCAATCTATGGTGCTAGTAATGTAACTACAAGCACTTCAGTTGCTGTACAAACTACAGCCCCTCATGGCTCTTCAGAAGGCTATGTTAATGCTAAAGGAACTGTAGAAGCAACTCTAGGAACCTCAAGCACAGAAGGTGTCGCCTTAGTAGGCAATGAGAACTTAATTCCGTACATCACAGTTTACTTTTGGAAGAGGACAGCATAATGGGTGCTTATGACAATAATACAAAAACAGTTATGCGAGGCTTACCTGCAGACCAGTTAACTAGTGAGTATGACCTTCAAACAGGCTTACTGGATG